GAAGGCACCGTATATTCAAAATTACCATGACCATTAGCATCTGCGTTACCAGATGAGATTGCAAATTGTGGTGAACCAAAATTAAATTGAATATTTGAATCTTCAACTGTTGCACCTACAACAAAAAAATCATCCATAGTAATTGAAGAATACATAGCATTAGTTGTTGTACCAGCTTCTATTTCAGCTTGTGTTGCAGAACTAAACCATGTTCCATTTTTTCCTACCCAAATTGCACCATTATCAGCATCAAAAGCTACCATTATAATATCTCCTGTTGAGGCTGTGCTTCCATAGGAAGTTTGAGAACCATTGTTATATCTTCTTGCATTTTCATTTTGAAAAGCATATGAATTAGCTGATTGACCTACATAATCCATAGTGTCTTGTGGTTTTGAAATACCTATCATTTGTTTCATTTCTCCACTTAAAAATTTAGCTTCCCAATACCATTTTCCACTACTAACAGCTATTGTGCTAAATGATGTTCTAAAAGCATCAGCACTATTTGTAATTTCTAAATTTCCATTTGAGAAAGTGTTAGCACCACCTGATGTTGGAATTGTTAAAAGATTTAATGTTGCAAAATTATTGCTGCATGTATCAGTAGACTGATCCACTGATGTCAGGTTGTTAACAGTAAAGTCGTTATCATTACCGGATACATCATTTCCTAGAGCAGAACTATCTGCAAAATCTAATCTGAACCCATTAGTGCCATAGGTTCCCGCGTAACCTCTAGGCTCCCAGATATTTGTAACAGGATTAAATGCACCAAATGATGTTGGTGGTAAAGATTGACCATCGCAATATATTGTTTCAGATAAATAACCATCAAGAAAGTTTGCACTTCCAGCATAAACTCCAAGTCTTGTATTTCCAACATTATTAGCAAAATCATGATTTTGACTTGGATAAATTGTATTTTCAAAAGAAGTTATTTGTTCTCCATTAACATACATTCTTAATCGATCTGTGTTCGTAGATTGAGTGCTATCTACTCTTAATAAAATATGATACCAAGCCGATAAATCTTTATGATAAGCATTAGTGGTTAATTTTGCTTGTTCAGCACCATTATTATATTCTACAAAATGTAACTTATTAACTGTTCCTGTAAATAAAAGAAATAATGTTGTGTTACCATCAATTTCAATATTAAATATGCTTTGATTTCCTGCTATTTTTGATAATTTTACCCAAGTGCTAAAAGTAAATATTCGTCTACTAGATGGTGTTCCTGTGGTTCTTGATAAATTATCACTACTACCACTATTAAATCTACATGAGTTAGCAATAGTTATTTGTGGAAAAGCTAAAGGCCATATGGATGATGTTTGAGCTTCGAATTGATCTTGTAAAGACCACACACCTGAAGCTACACTTGTAGTTGGTGTATTTGCTTTCCCTATGATTCCACCGTTATCTTGATTCATTAGCTACTTCCTTTCGCTCCATCAGTGGATTCCTAGTCGTCTATAACTTCATATGATATGTATAGAGTTAGGTCAGAAGCTGCGCTCGCTCCACCTTTTAATACATCGCCTTCTTCTAGATAGATAGGTGTATCTGCTAAAACTAAAACCGCATCAGCAGGAACTGAAACAGTGTTAGCTATTTTAAAAGTTGCTCCAGAAATAGAGCCTCCTGTTGCTGCTGAAGTTCTAGTTGCTTTTGTTATTTGAATTGTTACATCGGCTGCATTTGTTCCGTCAATGTTTGCAACTGACATTCTATTAATTTTTACTAATTTACCAGAGGCCACAGTCATTAAAGATGTGGTAAGAGTTGCACTTAACTCGTAGCCTTGCGACTCTCCTATAATTGTTGATACTGATACTATATTTGGTGCTGCCATAATTTACTCCTTTTATCCGAATACGATTGCCATTGCAATAGCTTTTCCTGTTGTTGCTGGTGAAGAATCAAAGGTTAGTGTACCAACTCCAGTGGTTCCTGACCCAGAAACGCTATCTACCTTTAAAAATGTGCCTGCTGTTATATTTCCAGTGGGAAATTTTATTTCATATGATTGCCCTGAACTGTGAGGGGGTGAGGTAAGTTTAATCCCGTGACTGTTAGATTCACAGTTAAGCTGAATTGAACCTGGATTTGTTGCACCTAAAACTTCTATATTACCCGTTCCTTTAGGTCCAACTTTTAAACTTATATTAGAGTCACCACCAGTTGCTTGAATAGATGGTGCATTACTTGTTGCAGCGTTTGTTATATCTAATTGGTTTACTGCAGAAGATGTTGTTTGAAATACTATTTGTTCGTTTCCATTCTCATCGTTAACTCCATGTGCATCATCAAATGCAATATTAAAACTATTAGTGTCTAAGTCACCACCTAATTGTGGTGATGTATCTTCTACAATATTTGAAAGACCTAAAGCTACTTCTTTTATAATAGGATTAGTGCCATCACTTGCACTTGCAAATATTACTTTATCTCCTTTGTCTGTTGCAGCAAAAGTAACACTTGCTCCTGAACCAGATGCATATTTAAACTGAACAGTGTAAGCACCTGAAGTTGAATTTCTTAAAAAATAAAATGTTTGAACATCTAAAGGTATTGTAACAATTTGATTTCCTGTAATTGATCCTGTGAACTCAATCATTCTGTGACCTGCTACATCACCAGTTCCGTCATCAGTAATATCTAAAGCTGTAGTTTGTGCTCCACCCGCGATTGATTTTTCTGTAAACCCACCAGATATTTGTTCAATGAGTTGTAAATTTACGTTTGTTTTATTTCCCCAAGTACCAGCGTTTTCACCAGTTGCTTGAAGTTCTACCCCTAAAGGTGTAAATGTTGATGCCATAAATTATCTCCTACTATGCAGCGTCACTATAACTTGTATTTGATCCAGTTGCAACATCCGAATATGTGTCATTCGAACCTGTCGAAACAGCACTATATGATGTATTTGAACCAGTGTCAACATTACCATAAGCAAAGATATTAACTGTTCCTATACTAGATGTTATTGATTGACCTGTTAATCCAACTTGAATATCTGCTAAAGAAATTGATCCTACACTAGCACTAAATGATTGACCTGTTAATCCTAAACCTTCTTCTATTGTTAAAGATCCTACACTAGATGTTATTGTTTGAGCTGTAGGTTGAATTAATGCTCCTCCTAATCCAACAATAGAACCTAATGTTGAAGTCATTGATAGTCCAGATATTTGGACTGTATCATTTGGTATTGTAACCGTTCCTAAACTAGCATTAAAAGATTGGCCTGTTAAGTCTGCTTCTTGTGAAGAAGTTCCAGTTGCAGTGCCTTGTGTTAAAGTTATTTCTTGACCAGAAACTAACACAGTTTGATTTGGTGCTTTTGCTGTGCCTTGTGATAGTGTTATAGATTGACCAGTTAAACCTATGGTCATGTCGTTTGGTGTTATTACACCAACAGAAGCTGTTATAGCAGTAGAACTTAAACCTTGTGTTTGATCTCTTGGAGTTATTGAACCAACAGAGAATGATGCAGATATACCCTCTACTACTACAGGATTAAATGCTGTACCTTGTGAGGATGTAATAGATTGACCAGTTAAAGTTAAAATTACATCAGGTATGTCAACAGATCCAATACTAGATGTTATAGAAAGACCAGATGGTTGAGCAACAGCGTCTTTTAATTCACCCCATTCATCTTCGCCCCAAGACTTTGCGCCCCAACCTGTTTTTAAAGTTACGTCTGCGTTCCAGTTAGCTTGGCCCCAGCTAAACCGGCCCCATCCTGAAGTTACCGACATGGTCGGCCTCCTATGCTAATCTGATTATTGCTGAAGAAGAATCGTTTGTTGGAAACTCTATTTTAAAAGTTCCATTACTTGCTGTTTTGTCACCACCGAAAGCTATAATAGCAACAGCATCAGTTGTTCCTGAACCACCGTTAGTTGTAGTGTTATAAATCATTGCACCATTTGCAGTGAAAGATGCAGATGAATAAGTTACGTCAGTAAAATCTGTAAATGCAGTTGTGCTTGTTAATCCAACTCCAGAGTTTGTTAGAGCTGCACCACCTGCAGTGTATGCAGAGCCAGATGTATTTGATATTTCATTTGATGTTGAATAATCAGTTGTAGCTGCACCTAAAGATGCAGAACTTGTAAATAAAGCTAGTTTAAAAGTATGACCGCCTGAAGATTCAAAGCTGTGTTTACCTTGTAAAAGTTCTTGTTTAAAACTTGAACATATTGCTGATGTTATTGCCATAATTTATCTCCTATGG